ACCTTGCTCCCAGTAGCTTCATGGCCAAATGACCGTCTCCGTTTGCTATGCCATCATTGACTGTTCCTAGTGCAAAAGCTTGGTATTCTGTCTCTGCCTGCTGGATTGCATCCGAGAAGTCAGAGTACTTCTTTGCCCAGTCATACAAGTTCGACTTCGGGATGGCAGCTAGTGCTGCTGCTCGCAAAACCGGAAGACCTGACCTGACATTCTTTAGGAATGCTTCCACCCTATCAGGCGTGTAACCTGTCCTTCTGCCTGTCTTCTTGCCTGTTCCTAGCTTGCTCTCCTGATCTGCTCTTGCGTTGAATACTGATGCAGGCATCTGCACCGGAGCGTTATAAAGCTCATCCAGCTTTGCCTTCCTCTCAACGATCTCATCCTCGGTTAGCTTGACCACCTTGCCAGGCACCGGAGGCTTGTTCGTTGCCTTCTTACGTTGTGCTTTTTTGACTGCCATAAGTTTTTGCTAAATTCTGCAACCGGGCCTCTCAACTATTACTGTCAGTAACCATTTGAACACATAGCCGCTGAGGGAGCGGACTTGAAGTTGGCCCGGTTGCATTAAAGTCATCTGTTTCGCTTCTTAGCTTTCTGTTTGTTAGTTGGGTTGCTTTTGGAGTGTTTGCCTTTACCGCTAACAGGCACCAATTGCGTTTCGTTCCAATCTTCAGGTGGCAACAACCTCCTACCTGCTATTTCTCTTTTGCGTAAACTCATCTGTACCTCACGTTCTGATTGTCACCCCGCTTACTGTTGCGGTTATCTTCATTAGCACTAGGGCTGTTTAGCTTCTCCCAGTCCCTCATCTTCTTAGCGTTGGAGGCTCTCACGCTCACCACGCATCCGTTCTCTATTCCTGCTATTCTTATATCTGCTACCTTATCCTTCATCGTCATATGCCTTTCTTGAGGCGTACATACACCTCAGAGACGTTTTTACTTCTCCAGAGTGTCAGCACAGCGGCCAAGGTTCTTTCGTACCTCAGAAAGCTTCCTAGCCATCTCTAGCCTCTGCTCATCTGTCAGCCTTGGCCTAGTGTCCTTCTTCTTCTCCTTCTTCTCTGCCGCGAACGGTGTTGGCTTTTCTATCCCACTCGCCAACTGACGCAGGTGATGCTCCATCCGCTTCAGTTGCCTGTACTGCTCCTGGTGTTCTTTCCTGATGCGGTTACCTGCCACATCGTAGATGCCGTTCTCCACAAGCAGGTTGATCTGCTCACGCACCTGCTCCAGTTGGAGTTTGTAGGAGTAGGCATCTTTGCTGTTTAGAATCTTCATCTTTGCGGTATTAGCTATAATGCTATAGTGCTATTATGCTTAATAGCTTAAATACTTAAGTATATGTCTATTAAGCATTATAGCTACTATAGCTACTATAGCTATTATTACGAAATAAATGCACCTAAGTGTCTGATCTTCAGTGAGTACTGAATGTAGTTTTTTCTTTTTCTTACAAATATACATAGCTATCAGTGCTTCATGTTGTACTTTTTGGTAAAAATGACAAACTGTCTGAACTGTGTTTTGTATGCCTGTCTGTTGTCTAGGAGTGCCTGCACTGTGTCTCTCGCATTCAGCACTGTGCCGTGATTTTTTCTGTCCCACCACCTGGCAACCTCGTTTGAGGAGTAGCCTGCTTTTAGTCCCAGATACATGCAGACGATTCTAGGCCAGACTATTTGCGGCCTACGGTCTCTAGCTTTCATCTCATCGATAGTTAGACCCCAGTACTCACTGGCAGCCTCAGCTATCTGTCTGAGCCTTCTGTGGCTACCTGGAGGATCAGCAGGGTAGGTTTTTAGGTTAACCTCCACAGTTCCAGTGCTGGCTTTTTGTGAGTCCCGCTGGTGCTTCTTGTCGTGTGATGACTCTTCACCACCACCCACCTCACCTGCGATCTCTCCAGATCGGCTATCATGTTCTTGATTATCCATAGTTCAGTCTCGTTGCGGCATGGCTCAGAGATCGCTATCGCGCCCCGGCTCAGTGCCTCCTCCTTAGTTATTGCCTTCTCGATCAGACTCATCGCTTGGTCTGTATTTCTTACTCTCCTGCCACACTACTCTGGCGGCATTGAAGATTTTCCACGCAGTTTGCAGTTCAGGCTTTGACCACCATCGCTCAATGACTGGCCTTGGCTCAGTGGCACATATTACCAGGCTGAGGCAGTGCGGGTTTGGACGTATCGTCTTCCGATATGCCGCCAGTTGCTGTGACCAGGTTTCGTAGAACGCAGGTTTCTTCTCAGCGTCCCAGCGTTGGGTCTTGTAGTCGATTAGCGTCACCCCACGCTGGTTCCTCAGTTCAGCCACCAGGTCAATTGTGCCGCCATAGCCTAGCTTCTTGTTCACAACCGTCTTCTCTACTGAGATGACCTTCTTGACGTTCTTCTGTGCCCACCTGATGTAAGTCTCAACGTAAGGAAAGATATCCGGATCTTCCTGCTCATCGTAGGTGCCCAGGTTGTACATCTCTATGCCGTGATGAACTCTGGTGCCAAAGCTGAGGATGTCTCTCTTTGCCGCTAAGGCATATCCGTGAATGCGGTTGATGTAGTCCTTCTCCGACTCTCCCTCCTCATGAGGATACTGAAGGCACTGCTTCACCATCTCATCGCACTTAAATTTAGTTATTCTTGGCTTTTCGAGTAGATTAAGCACCCCAGACACACTAGGAACTAGCTTCTGCTTCCTAGCATGTCTGAGGGTTGTTGGCTTACCATCCTCCTGCCAGTGACAAGCCTCAGCCTGCATTGTGTACCAGTGCTGGCTAGGGCTTTTCTTCTCTTCTTTTGGCAGTGGGATGATCATCAGTACGGAGCGTTTTCGTTCTGTCTCTTTTCGTAGGCAGCCTTCATGCGCTCCCTAGTCCCAGCACCGTCATAGTCACCTGACGGACTCAGTTCCACCTGGCCAGGCATGATGCTACTGATGTTGGCCCACTTGTCGTCGCGGTGAATGATGTTCACCAAGGCAGTCTTACCGATGACTGACTTTGCCATGTCTGGGCCTTGTGGAGTCATCTCCAACTCAATGCCCCAAGCGTCCAAGAACGGCTTCAGGTGTCCCTGATCCGACAGTGTCGCCCCAAACAGGCGATCTATCTGGAACGGTCGCCCGTCAGCCATCTTCTTCTCTGACTCAAACACAAACCTGATCTTGGCTTGCGGCTTTCTGTCCTCGGTGGCACCTGGCACCAACCTCATCCCGGTCTTGGGATCAGGCTCAATGCCGTAGGCTTCACCGCAGTCTATTACATCCACGCAGACCACGTTGTGTGTGCCTGCCGGTGCCAGTTCATATCCTGTGCTATTTGCTATTATCATCTGTTATCTATTTGTTGTTTTTCCGAACGTGGAAATTCTCCCCAACCTGTCAAAGCCAAGAGAAAGCAGGTTGGGGAAGGCAGGCTGGATCGGAACCACCTAGAAACCGGGCCTGCCAAAATTCGTTATTCATCATCACCGTCCACCTCGCAATACGGACACTCTATGCCAGTGCCTTCGTTGGTGAAGGTGCGCCCACAGTCTCTGCACTCATCCTTCCACTCTCTGTAGTCATCGTCGTAGTCGTAGCTCATAATTGCTTCCTAGATAGTTCTATTATTTTGTTCTTTGCCTCATCCTCAGCCTTGTCTAACTCACTGAGAAGCGTCTTCAAAATTGCTGTTACTGTGACATCGTTTTTTTCTGCAAACTGCTTGATCGCATTGATGTCTTTCTCCCACATCCAGGCTGCCAGTATTTTCTTCTTCTTAGGTCGCTCAGGTCTTGCGGGTCTTGTGGTTCTGTGCCGTGTATGCTTTTGCCTCATTGCTCAACTAAATCTGATTCTCTAATTATGCGAAACCAGTCATCCACCTGCACAACTGCCACCCAGTCACTACCGATGCACCTGACTGCTATGTCAAATACTCGCCGCTTGATGTCTGTTCGCTTCAGTATCTTATCAAAGTCTGAAAGAAGCAGCATGACCACCCAGGGCACGTTCTTCTTCTTGTGAGGCACAACGCCTATCTGGTGCGGCTTTTTGTCTC